CGTCTACCAACTCATGTAAAGGTTTTGAAAGAAGCAACTTATTCTGTAGTGCTCTCTTCTGTACTACAGATTGCTTATTACCAATATATTCTCCATGGGACAGGGGTGATGTGTCTGATTTATTCAAATAGGCTATCACATCATCTGAATCTCTAGCTGTCTGGTAGTTACCATGATATCCACCTATATCAAAGTAAGTACTTAACTTTGTCCTCAACTTTTTGGTTGTTGTTATAAACACATGTAAGTGTGGGGTACCATCCTTATGTTGCTCTTGAGCTATCAACACATAGTCGCAAGCGACTATGGAAAGTAAGTGTTGTTGTGCCTCCTCTTTATACAACAAACATTTAGGATAGGTTAAAAAAAAGTTCCTTCCTTGCAAACAAAACTTTTGATTGGGTACTTTTTTGGGGTGGGTGTCTATTTTTTCATTTAATTCCAGGTCCATCATTTTATATGAAATTAAATTTAATTAAATATTAAATATTTCAATTTCAAATTCTGATCAATTTTTATAGAAAAATTGCTAAGAATTTATCAGAAAGGCAGCCGGACCCTTGGTGTCCAAGGGTCCAAGGGGTCAGAGTAATATTATAATTCTGACCCCTTAGACACGGCAGCCATTTTTATTAATTTATTAAATAAATAAATTAATTTATATTATAATAATAATAATATTATTATGCGTGTTTGTTATATATATATAATAATATTATATCTTTTTCCACAATCCGCGCATCCATATATAACAATCCACAATCCCCAATCCCCCATCCCTAGGCTCCAACAAGGCAGCCTTATTCATTTTTTCCACTAAATACAACATATAAAGTAACTCTAAGAGTTCCCATTCTTGTAGTACTTCCTACGGAAGTAGTAATTGGGGGATTAGCAACAGCTAATTGTCCTACCATTGAAGCATAAGTATTTATATTGTTCCAAGTTCCATAGCCTCCGGCACTAGAAGTAAAGTAATTATCTGGGAATTTCCAAAACTTAGTCTGAGGAGCAGTTGTAGTAGATGAAAATTGTACTCTTTTATCATTAAAAAGAGGTGAAGTACCTAATGTAGCTGATGTTGCATTAGGATAAAATGCAACTGCTGGTATAGGTAAACATTCAAACACACCACTTTGATTTGTTACGTTTGAATCATACCTTAATGCAATACCAGATATTTTATATCTACCATATCTAGTAGTCATATCTTGAAACGAAGTAGAAAGAGCAAGGATACTATTAATATTCCAATAAGAATTGGCACTGGTTTCAAATACTGTATCAAAATTTCCAGCAACAAGTTGAATACCGTCATAAGCTTCACATTTAACTGATGTTGTGTCATCACCTCGAATACCTCGGTTAATTCTGGAGTACATTCGTTTAGCAACGTATTTCTTTGCAAATTTTGTTCGTTTTTTTCCATATCTTCTGAGTCCGTTCATTTAATATGAAATAAATTTAATTATTTTTGTTTAATCATAATAGTTAATTAATTGTCCATCTTCTATCGTCATAATAGTAAACCTCCTCTCAACTGCTTGTCGCATTTGATCATCATGTTTATCAGGGGGGCCACTACACCAAATATCTCTGGGGAGATATTGAGATGTTATATAAAACATCTCTACTATCGGCTTGATTGTTGTTCCCTTCACTTCAGCATTGAATGAATAACAATCAGACCATATCTTTAGCAAGTGTCCAAGGCATTGTCCAGCCATATCGAAGTCATCTATCAATACTATCTTCTCATTAGTATACCCATCCCACCACTTGTTCTGTGACTTATAATATACTTGATTAGGGTGGGTATCCCTTATGTATCTACTCTTACCAATACCAGTAGATCCATATATCCATATGCACTTCTTGGGCATATAGTCAGGAACTTTGGTCTTATCTAAAGTATATAAATTAATAGCTTGTTGCATATACTTATATTGACTGAGGTGCACAACACCGTCGTCTACCAACTCATGTAAAGGTTTTGAAAGAAGCAACTTATTCTGTAGTGCTCTCTTCTGTACTACAGATTGCTTATTACCAATATATTCTCCATGGGACAGGGGTGATGTGTCTGATTT